AAATCGTGGCAAGATTAACACCGTTTGTAACGGTTGGAATAGCAGTCGAAAAACTTCCTGAATTAGAAGCGGATAAATCGAAGCCATTGCCTACAAAAGCAAAGTTTACCGTAATTTATGCCGGTTCGGAATACGGAAGTTCTTTGAGTACTGCCCAGATTTCGCAAGAAGAAAAGATTTTCATTCAAGTTTTGATTGAAAGCACGTTTCTTCGTGGAAACCTTGGGGTTTACAATTTGGCAAGCATTTTGAAAAAAGTACTTACCGGATTTATGCCTTCGGGATGCCGAAGAATTCAAGTTACAAAACATCATACTATTGGCGGTGAAAATGCCGAAAAAATCAATAATATGTGGAATTACAACGTGATATTTCAAACAACCGCAGTACACGTTGAAGACTTCGAAGAAGATTTAACGCTGATTTTAGAAAAAATTACCCTTATTGACCAACCAGACGGAGAAATCAATATCATTGAAATTCCAGAATAAACAAAAAATAAAAAATTAATCATTTAATAAAATAATATGGCAGCTAACTATTTACATGGTGTTGAAACCATAGAAGTTGACCAAGGCGCACGTCCGGTAACGGTTGTAAAATCCTCGGTTATTGCATTGGTTGGACTTGCTCCAATTGGCACAAAAAATGAGCCTATTTTGGTTTTATCGCCAAACGATGCCGCCCAATTTGGGCAACAATTGCCAGGGTTTACAATTCCGCAGGCGTTGGATGCTATTTTTAAACAAGGACCTGCAACCGTGGTTGTGGTAAACACGTTTGATTCGGTTACCAATACCGAACAAATGACGCTGGAATCTCATACAATTACTAACGGTAAATTGAAACTTTCGGCTGCTCCAATAGGAGCTGTTACGGTTTTCTTAACCGATGGAACTACACCATTTACAGGCGTGGAAGGAACTGATTATACAATAGATGCTTTTGGTAACTTCGTGGCATTGTCTGCTGTTGCTGCTGAAAACTTGGTATTGAAATTCACGTTTAAAATTTTCGATTCTGGAACCGTGACATCGGCTCAAATCATCGGAACAAATGTAGCAGGTGTTCGCACAGGCTCAAAATGCTTCGAATTGATTTTCAATACTTTTGGATTCACGCCAAAAATCTTGATTGCACCTGTTTATATTGAGTTAAACGCAGTTGCAACCGAGTTTATCGCATTGGCGGAAAAATACCGTGCTATCGCATTGATTGACGCACCAGTGACTACCACGGTATCGCAAGCGATTGCAGGACGTGGCCCAGCTTCGACGATAAACTTCAAAACTTCGAGTTACAGAGCATACTTGTTATGCCCACATTTGAAAGTTTACGATGCCGATTCTGATTCCAACATAAATGCTCCTTATAGCCAGTTTATGGCAGGGGTTATGGCAAGAACCGACCTAAACGAAGGTTATTGGACTTCGCCATCAAATCACGAAATCCTTGGAATTGTAGGTGCTGAATACATCGTGACCGCTTCCGTAAATGACGCTTCAACTGAGGCTAATTTATTGAACGAAAAAGGTATTACAACCACATTCACGGGTTACGGAACAGGAACAAGAACTTGGGGTAACCGTTCAGCGGCTTTTCCAACGAATACTGACCCGAAAAATTTTATCCCAATTCGTAGAATTGCGGATATTGTACACGAGTCGTTGGAACAGGCTATGTTGCCGTTTATCGACAAACCGATAAATCAAGCCACAATCGATGCAATTAGAGATACTGGAAACGGTTTCTTTAGAACATTGATAGGGCGTGGAGCTTGTTTGTCAGGTTCAAAATGCGTTTATTCAGCCGAAAACACAGCCGAAGAATTGGCACTTGGACACGTTACGTTTGACCTTGTATTTATGGGGCCAACGCCAGCCGAAAGAATCACGTTCAAATCGTTTTTGGACATTAATTTATTAACTCAAATCGTTTAACCATGGCACAGATACAAGTAAACAGATTGACAAACGCCAACGTGTATGTTGACGGTATTTCGCAACTTGGAAAAGCGGAGGAGGTAAATTTACCCGATATTACGTTTATGCTTTCAGAGCATAAAGCGTTGGGAATGATTGGAAAATTCGAGTTGTTTTCTGGAGTTGACAAGTTGGAAGCAACGATAAAATGGAATGCGTTTTACGCTGACGTTTTGAAAAAATTTGCTGACCCACGAAAAGCAATGAAATTGCAAATTCGATCCAGTTTGGAAACTCACGATTCAAACGGATTAGTTGCCGAGGTTCCGTGCGTGGCATATTTAACTGTTCAGTCAAAGAATTTCCCAGCAGGAAATTACAAACAACACGATAACGTGGAAGCCACTTCGAAACTGACTTGCACGGCTTACAAGCTTGAAATCGACGGTGTGGAAGTCGTGGATTACGATGCAATGGCTAATATCTATTCCGTTGATGGAGTTGATATTTTTGCCACTTATAGAGCAAATATTGGGGGTTAATTTTTTTTATAGTTGATTTTAAAACCGATAATTAATTTTATCGGTTTTTTTTGTATATTTACGTTTTAAAAATAACTAAAAATTTATCAAAATGAGTGAGAAAAAAACGTTACCAGCTAAAAAACCTACAACCCTTGAAGGCATCGAAAACAGAAATGTTTATTTAGAATTTGATTTACCGAGTGGCAAAAAATGCACAATCAAACGTTTCAAAGGAAAACACGTTCAGCAAGCACAACGGCTTATGAAAGAAGATGGTTCTGATATGGCTGAATGTTTGGCTTCAATCTTGGTTGAAATTGACGGAAAACCAGTTTTTAAAGATGAATTCGACGAAATGGACGGAGTGGATTATTTAAAAATTATGACCCCGATTAATCAGCTTTTTGTGTAACGCCAGAACAGCTTATTTTTCTGGCGCATTTTACAGGAACACCGTTAAATATTTTGTTTGAAATGGATGGAAACGACGTTCATTATTGGTTTGTCGAAGCGTTGAAATTGCATGAAAAAACGAACCCACCAGCAGAAACGTAAAACCGCACCGATAACGGTTCGGTTTTTTTTATATACAAAATTATGGCAAAAAAAACATTTGAAGTTGCGCTACTCCTTACCGCCAAGGACGAAGCAACACGAATAATTGCAGCAGCAGCAGCACGACAACGCCAAATTATGGCAATGTCAGAGCGTGGGGATCGTGCTTTTGGGGCTGGTAGGCAGGCTGGAATGATAGGTTTAGGAATTGCGGGAGCATTGGCTTTACCGTTAAAAGCGGCTGCCGATATGGAAAGTCTTAATATTTCATTAAAAACATCTTTTCAGGGTAATCAAAAAGCAGCGACTGCCGCTTTTAACGAAATAAATAAGTTTGCAGCACAGACCCCTTTTGCGTTGGAAGAAGTCACTAATTCATTCATGAGATTAAAGAATGCGGGTTTAGACCCGTCTGTAAAAGCACTAGAAGCGTATGGAAATATAGCTTCTGCTAAAAAAGGTAAAACTTTGATGGACTTTACAGAGGCGGTAGCTGATGCTGTTATGGGCGAAAATGAAAGGCTTAAGGAGTTTGATATTTCTGGTAAAAAATCAGGTGACAATATAAATTACACCTTTGCAGGAGTTACAACTACCGTAAAAAATAACGGAAAAGCAATTGAACAGTATTTGCAGTACATTGGTAATACTAAATTCGCAGGAGGAGTTATAGCTCAGTCTAAGTCTGTTAACGGAATGGTTTCTACAATGAAAGACGGTATAGTGATGGCGGCTGCAAAAATAGGAACGACGATGTTGCCAAGACTTAAAGAATTGTTTAATCAAATTAATCCTGTAATTGACAGAATTTCAAATTGGGTATCAAAAAACCCAGGATTAACCGAGGGAATTTTAAAAGCAGCAGCAGGCGCAATGGCTTTAAGTTTTGCGATTTCGGCAGCGGCTTTCGCATTTGGAGGCGTTTTTAAAGTTATTTCAGCAGGGATGACAATAATGAACGGCTACCGTACTTTAATGGTAACCATTACAGCCGTCCAAAACGCAATGGCATTTTCAGCATTATCGGGAGCGACAGGCATTCAAACACTTTCCGCAGCTTTAAAAGCGGCTAATTTGGCGTTTTTGACTTCGCCAATATTTTGGGTGGTTGCTGCAATTGCCGTGGCTGCATTTTTGATTATAAAATATTGGAAACCTATTTCTGCGTTCTTTGGCAATTTATGGACAGGAATTAAGGCAGTATTTTGGAAAGCAATCGACTGGGTAAAACAATGGGGATTATTGTTTCTTGGACCTATTGGATGGATAATCAAAGCGTGGCAAATGGTTCCCGATAAATTCAAAAATATAGGTTCAGATATAATTTCCGGTTTATGGAACGGGATAAAATCCAAGGCAATGGCGTTATTCGATTTCGTGAAAGGAATCGGTAAAGGTATAGCCAACGCATTTAAAACCGTCCTTGGTATCGCTTCGCCATCAAAAGTGTTTATGGATTATGGCGTAAACATAACCGAAGGAGCGCACAACGGCATCAAAAAAGGAGAATCTAAACTTGTCGGAGCATCTAAAGGAATGGGAAGTTCGATAAAACCATCTAATACAGGGCGTGGAGGCGGTGGAAATTCGTCTGTAACGGTTAATTTTGCGCCTGTAATTCACGGTGGTTCTGGTGATGTGGCAACACAAGTTAAGAATCTTATTCCAGAATTAATCAGGCAAATTGAGGCGCAAATGCAACGCAAGGCACGTCTGGCATATTAATCGACAGCGTAAAATCGACAGCGTAAAATCAAACCTCCTTAATTGGAGGTTTTTTTATTTCAAATCATAAATAAATTTTCGTTATATTTACAAAAAAATATTTTAAATGTATGCCCAATTAGGAAATATTCGTTTTGAAGGACTAAAAGGTTTTTCCAGTTTCTCCCACGAAAGAGGCGTGAATTACGCCCAACACGACCGCATCAATGGCAAACCAAGATTACAGGCGGTTGGAGATATTTTAGACACAATTTCGTTTGAAATGTACTTACATTCGGAATTCACTAACCCCGAAGCCGACATTGAAACTTTGCGTTTATCGATGCAAAATAGGGAAATTTTGCCTTTGATTTTAGGTAATGGACGTGTTTTAGGATTTTTCGTGATTCCTAATTTTTCACAGGTTAATTCATTTACCGACCCTAAAGGAAATCTAATTGAAGCCACCGTAAGTGTTGAATTACTCGAAAGTTTCACGGATGACCCGCTTCGAGAAGCCGAATTGCAAGCTATCCAACAAGCGTTTGCAACTTCAAACAGGAATTCAAATGTGCGATCTGTTTTGCCTGCCAAATTATCCAAGGGAATGACGGTTTCCACCGAGATTTCCAACATTCAAACATCGACCACGCTCACGGGAATTTACACCGCTAAAATAGCCGAAATTCCAAGCCGTTCAGAATATTGGAGTGGCAAAATTAATAAGTCACTTACTGATATTGAAGGCAGTTTGACAAATGTTCAATCGATATTATCCGATGCTTCGGAGTTGCAGGATATGGCTCAAAGTATGCCGGCAGCGATAAACGATGTTTACAACCGAGTTCAAGATATGAAGGCGGTTTTACCTATTTCAGACGTGAATTCATTCAAAACGCTGAACCAACAATTGAATAGTTCGGTTTTAAATCTAAATTCGTCAAATTTAGAGATTTCAAATAACTCAATAATTCGCAGAATATAATGGAAAATTTTGTCGAATACGTGACCAAACAAGGCGACCGCTGGGATACTATAGCCTTCAAGGCTTATGGAGATTCCACGCTTGTAAACGGGATTATTGAAGCGAACACCAGCATAATTATTTCGCCTATTTTAGAACCTGGCACACGTGTTATTGTGCCAATTTTAGAATCTGGAGAAATACAGATTGATAGCGAATTACTACCACCTTGGAAACGATAGAATGAACGTACCAGCACCAAAATTTACCGTCCTTTACAATAACAAAAACATTACTTCGGAAATATCGAAGTATATGTTATCATTGACGTATAACGATAAAACCGAGGGAGAGAGTGACGAAATAGAAATTGAGGTTGAAGATGTTGATTTGCGTTGGCAAAATTCGTGGTATCCAGAAAAAGGCGCAAAATTAACCGTATCGATTGAAAATTTAAAAACAGGCGTTTTCGAAATTGACGAAATTAATCTGGAAGGGCCGCCCGACGTTGTGACCATTCGGGGTATGGCAACTGGCATTGTGAACGATTTACGAACCAAGAAATCGGATGCTCACGAAAACAAAACTTTGAAGCAAATTGCCGAAAAAGTTGCGTCCAAAAATAAATTGACAATTCAAGGCGAAATTCCAGAAATAACATTTGGACGTATAACCCAAAACAAAGAAACTGACTTGGGTTTTTTAAAAAGAATTTCGCAGGAATACGGTGTTTTGTTTGCTGTTCGTGAAAGTATCATCACATTCACGTCTATTTACGATGTGGAAAAAAGAAATACCAGTTTTACCGTGGATAAATCCGAGATTTCAAAATTCTCATTCAAGGACAAAGCCGATGGAATGATTAAAACAGCCTCGGTAAAATCGAAATCGGCCAAGAAAAACGAAGCGGTAACGGCTAATTTAGACTTTGAGAAATACAAACAGGAACAAGGCTATTCTAGCGATACACCCGTGAACCAAGACAGCGGAGTTACCCACACGAAAGCCGAAAATAAACAGCAAGCCGAAGCCAAGGCCAAGGCGATAATGCACCTTTCGGCATCTAATCAAATCGAAGGCAGTATTGATATTCAAGGCACCGTTTTGGCTGTGGCAGGAAATAATGTTCAAGTGACTGGTTTTGGCAAATTGTCTGGAAAATTTCATATAAAATCGAGTTCCCATAAAATTGACAAATCGAGTGGTTACACGGTTTCTTTGGAAATGAAAAGACTCAATTTACCGACAAAAACGGAACAAATCACCAAGAAAAAGAAAAAACAGCAGTCAAATAACGTGACCGTTAGAAATTTTAAATTTCCTGATAATAAATATCCTTACGGAAACCCTACTAAAGCTTAATATTTTATATATTTGTGTTTTAATTAAAAATTTATGCTAAGATTTGGAAACATAACCGAAGTTGATCCCGCCAAAGGCTACGCCCGTGTGACATTTACTGATGACGGCATAGTTTCCGATTGGTTGCAAATAATCGTTAAAACAGCCTTAAACGACAAAGATTCGTTTACCTTCAACATAAATGAACAGGTGGCGTGTTTAATGGACGAAAACAGTGAAGAAGGCGTAATTTTAGGAGCTATTTTTAACGATAAAAATTCTCCAAACGGCGGGGGTGTTGGGGTTTTTAGAACTGTTTTCGATGATAATTCAGTAATCGAGTACAATCGGAACACGCATAAATACACCTTGGACATTCAAGGAGAAATAAGCATAAAATCGAGTTCGGTTGTAAACATTGAAGCCGTTACGGCTAATATAAAAGCAAGCGGAACGGCAAACATTGAAGCGGTAAACACCAATATCAAAGCCACTGCAATTGCTAAAATAGAAGCTCCAGTTATTCAATTAAACGGTGCCGTAGCAGTTACGGGCGCAATCACGGTTTCAGGAACATTGACCGCTCCGGGAGGTGCCGCAATATCAGGAGACTTGAAAGCCACAGGAGACGTACAGGCGGGCACGGTTTCGCTTAAAACACATAGACATACATCGGCATCGTCTGGAAACCCAACAAGCACACCAATACCATAATGGCAACGAAAATTCAAGATATAAAAGCAACTAACTGGCAATTATCGAACGTGATAATTGGGCAAGTTGTTGAGGGTATTGACGATATACGCCAGTGCATCGGTACCATTTTGACGAATACTAAGGGAAGTGACCCAATGAGACCGTTATTTGGTTCCGATATTTGGCGATTTATCGACACGCCAATAAACACGGCGGTTGCTAATATTTCAGCCGAAATAATCGATTGCATCGGTAAATGGGAACAACGAATTATTATCAAGGAATTGACTTATAATATTTCGGGAAGTAGAATTGATTTTGAACTCACGGCCGAGTTATTGGAATCGGGAGAAATTACCCAAATATTATTTTTCATAGACAGACAAAAACAAATTGATCCCGCATCTATGGGACGTGCATTCAGTAACGGATTCGATTTCGGATTTTCATAAATTTTAAATATGGCAACACCAACAGAAAGACAGAATCTAATAAATTCGCTAATAATCGACAATAATACCGGGCAAGTTTCTCCAGCTAAAATGCGTGAAGTTTTAACGGCTTTGAATGTTGCTATCGTTGTGACTGAACCGTCAGGAGTTTCGGCAGTTTTACCGTTATCATACAGCAACTTTACAAATCAGTTTTCGATTGCTTTGGCAAGTGCATTGCAAGACGGTTACATCAGTAAAGAAGATTGGGCGAAATTCGACACCGCTACATCGAAGCCGCAAGCCGATAAAATTATTATTAAGCACAAAGGCTGGTTCAATGGCGTAAAAAATACAAGCGAAAATATCGAAGTTGGCGATATTTGCCAAGGATGGAATGCCGACCACACCGAATTTATGGAAGCTGGAAGATACATTTTATTGGGTGGCGATCAAAATTTTGAAAATTACGAGATTTTAAGTTCTTACGGGGTGGCTTTAATACCTTAAATTATTTTAATTATTTATTTTTATGAAAAAACTGATTTTATTATTGACCGTTTTAATTGCAGGCATAACCACTGTTAACGCACAATTCACGCCTTTTAATAACTTGAATTATGTCAAGTTATTAAAAGACCCACCGCCTGCAACCAAAAATGATTCCGTTGTTTTGTTCAACGGAACGGACAAATATTTGAAAATGATGCCAGTTTCTGAATTAATTGACCATACGGCCATTTATTCAAAAATAGACACCATTAATTTAAAATTAGACACTGTAAATTCTAAATTAATCGCAGTAGATTCTGAATTAGACCTAAAACAAACCGTGTTTACGGGTATTTGCCAAAAACAATTTTTAACCGAGAATGATTTTACCATTGATAATTCGGCATTGACTTTGACAATCTCGACAGTAAAAAACGGTACTGCGATTTCAAGTTTAAACCCGGTTAGGTTCTTCACGGATGGAAGCGGTGTAGCTGTTATGCACGAAAAAACGAGTCCTGTTACCTTTAATTTTACCAATACAACTGGGATATGGTACTTTTATTTTGATAGTTCAGGAAATCCAATAGCCACTCAAACACCTTGGACTGAATTTTCTACCATCGCAACTGTTTACAGATTTTATTGGAACGCAACTTTAGGGGTTGCCGATAGACGAGTAATTGAAGCCGTGGAATTTCACAAAAACGACGTTAGTTGGGTTGACCACGCTTGGAAACACTTGGAAGGTGCTAAATGGTCAAGCGGATTGACAATTTCAAGCAATGCAATTTCAGCGGGTACACCTGCCGTGGATGGTTCGAATGCAGTGATAACGTTGTCGAGCGGTACAATTTTGGACGATAACATTTACTATACATTGACGAATGCATCGACGGGTTCGGTTAAATTCACGCAGAATTTAGGCACGGGATTGCTTCCTGCTACATCAGGGAAATTTATTTGCATCTCAAATAGTGCGTCTGGGTTATTGGAAAAAATTCCAGCGACAGATTTTCCTTTTTTGTGGAATTCTGGAACAAACACGCCAGAATATTTAACTGTAAACGGCACACGTACAGCGGTTGGAAATAATAATTATTTCGTTTACTATATTTACGCTTTGCAAGACCCTCGTTACGGGGAAACGATTAAAATTAAAAGTGCTGAAACTGATTTTGCTAATTCACCCGGGAGTTCAGCTGCTACATTGGCAGCGGCGCACAACTGGGAACAATTGCAAACACTATTCCCTACTCTTCGAGATGGAGAAATTCGATTACTGTATAAACTGACTTTTGAGTACAAATCTACCTACGATGTTGGGACAAAGAAAAGCGTTTTGCGATTTGTTGATGATTTGAGGAAACAGAAAACAACTACCACGGCTGTTGCTTCTGGTACTGTTCCTGCTACTAATGTAAGCGTTTCGCCTGTTGGTGGTATTGCAGCTACAAATGTTCAGAGCGCTTTGCAGGAGTTGGATAGCGAGACCGTGAAATTAACCGGAGACCAGACAATAGTTGGTATCAAAACAATTGATAGTGGAGAAATTAGGTTTAAAAGCATAGGCACGGCAGATTATTTCAAAATGTACTTTTCGGACGGGGAATTTAGTGCAAAATACGACTTAGATGCTACCGCTTTTTTTGCTGTAAAAAATGGATACCTAAATCTTTACAATTCGGCAAAAACTTTTTATGCAAGCTTCTCAAACACGATAACAGACAACAGGGCATACGTTTTGCCAGATGCAAGCGGAATGCTGGCTTTGACTTCGGACATCATTAAACCCGTAACCGAGACAGGAACATCATTTTCATTAACCGATGCTTATAATGGTAAAGTGGTAATTTTTACAGCTAGTTGCACGGTAACAATTCCAAATGGTTTAGTAGCTAATTTTGAATGCAGTTTTGTAACTTTGACAGGCGTAACATTGACGGTTGCAACAGGTGGTAGTGTGGTATTGCACAACAATGCCGGCACCACAATGGCAGAAAAGCTGAGCGCAACCATAAAACAAAGAACAACGTTAAACAACTATATAGTAGTAGGTTCATTATGAAAAAGTATATCTTAATATTATTTAGTGTTTTTGCTTTTGGGCAAAGCGGATTAATTGCAAGGCAGAATTTCGCTTACAAAGCAGTTTCAACAGGAACAAACACCGAAATTGGAGGCGTTGCAGCAACAATCTCGACACCTGCTTTATTGGCTGCTAAACTTGGTATATCCGTAGGTAATATTTCGAATTTCAGTATAGTTGGGAGTGATATTAAATGCAAAATTACAGGGAGTTATGCAATTCCTGCAAATGCCTTTCAAACAACGCCAAACACTTTTTACAACGACATTGACGGATTGGTAACGTCTTTGGGCGCTGAGTCTTTTAAAAATAATACATTGAAGTGGGTATATTTTAAAAACTGCACTAGTGTAGGAAGCGGTTGTTTTTCGGATGGAAGTGGCAATGTAAGGGATTTTGTTTACATCCCAAACTGTACTAATTTAGGAGGTACTTCTGGAGATAATTCTGTCTTCGCAATAGGGTATCAGACAAAAATAATTTACGTTAACCCATCTTTAGCTACTAATAATGCTGGTGCTCCAGATGGAGATTTAGCTTACGCAATCTCACAAGGTTCGGATGTTAGATACGTGGCTAATTTCACTGCACCAAATGCAATAACAGATTTAGCAGCAGGAACAATTTACAACACGGCTATTCAATTGAATTTTACGCCACCAAGTAGCACGAATGCAATTGATTATTACGAGTGTTATGTCAATGGAGCTTTTAAAAATAAAATCACAACTAGTGGTCAATATATAACAGGATTAACCGCATCAACAAATTACAATATAGTAGTTTATGCCGTTGACATATTTTTAAATAAAAGCTTGGTTTCAAACAATGTAAACCAATCAACAAATACCACAGATTATTTAGGAGACAAAGTCATAGCGGCGTACCCGTTGTCTAGTGCTGTTGATGTGAAAAATGGATACAACGGCATGGCAGGTGCGGCAGTCACTTATGTGTCTGGGGTTAATGCAAATGCGGCTAACTTCAATGCTACGTCAAACTCCTACATATCTATTCCTGATAATAATGATTTCAGCTTCACTAACGGCACAAACGACAGCCCCTTTAGTGTCAGTTTAAAGGTAAAACTAACCTCAAACACTCTTGGTTTTCTTGTGGCAAAAACGAGCGGAGGATTCGCTACTAATTTAGCAGAATGGTCTATTTATAACAATTCTGGAAGTGTTATAGTTTTGCTTTCTAACAAAACAACTGGGTACTTGGGAAACTCTTTTTCAACGGCTTTGACAACAGGCGTATGGTACGATATTGTAGTGACTTATGATGGCTCTGGCACGAATGCAGGTATGAAGTTGTATCTAAACGGGGTTTCCAAATCCTATTCAACTACAAATAGCGGGGTTTATACCTCAATGCAAAATACAGCATCTTTAGTTACTTTAGGTCAAGAAAAAGCGGGGGCAGGATTATACCCCCTAAACGGAATAATCGACGAATGCTATATTTTTAATTATGAATTGACGGCTACAGAGGCTATATATCTACAAACAAATTATTATCCATTTTAAATATGAAAGTAATATCAAAAACAAAAGCAATTTTATTGCACGACAGAGAAGGAATTTTGGAGGAATTTGTACAAATCAAAATCCAACAAACATTGAGAGACAGCGAAACTAAAACTATTACCTTTAAGACGGTAGATAGTTTGGTTTTGAACCGAGGTTTTGGAAACGAAAGCTATCAAGTTCACAAGGACAGGCGAGGAAGCGAACAGGTTTTGACGTACACAAAAACTTTTGCGGAATACAAAGCACAACGAAAAGCTATTTTATTAGCCAATCCATCGGCATTGACAGGCGATGATTTGGATGATTATGTGCTTGTAATGTCGTTGCTTGATGATTTAGCAAAAAAACCTATATACGGGGTTGAATTTGAAATTAAACCGTGATAACAACAATCTTACAATCTGCAATAGTAGCCTCAGGAAGCGCAACCTACACGGTAGGAGAAACATTTCCAATTATGCAGCAGATTGAAAAAGAAAAATCGGTATCTTTGAGCGTGCCAAAGTTCGAAACTGTACCGATTGTAAAGAAGAAAAAACTAACATTTTGGCAAAAACTTTTAA